AAGACTTCGAAATCCATACCCGCTAAAGGTCCTGACAAGAATTCTATTCTCAGTTCCTCAGAATCCAGTTTGTAATCCTTCGAAAAGTGAAATCCGGGATCGTCATCTTTAAACCTCCATGCCAACCAGTCTTTTGACGTTTTTGTTCCATCTGGGTTATCTATAGTATCAGTATATGTATGAGTTGTTACCATATCCGTTACCCCTTCACGCTTTGGATAGATATCATCAAAAACAACGATCTGTTCTACAGCCTCCTCAGCTTTCATATCCGGGTAAGCATCAATATATGTCACTCCTTCGGGCATCAGGAGATGTCGGGTTGCAATTCCTTCAGCGATTTGAGTATCTTTATCATCTGAAAAGTAACTTACCGGAACCTTACTTTTTACGATATTATCAATCGTATATTTGTCACCAATAGAAGCTGTAACTCCTTCCGGAAGACGTAAAATATTTGCTGTCTCTCCAATATGAAAATCCGGATTATAGATAGCATCAAATGTCTTTCCACTATTTACTCCAGAAAGAAAGGTCACTGATGTGGCGGCAGACTTTCCGGCAACAAGCTCCATGTCTAGTGAAACCCTAGCAAAAAGTCCAATTCCCATCCCAATCAAAGTGTTGTCAAACTGTGGAACAAGCAGATAGGTACGTAATTTAAACAGTGATGCTCCCAATCCCGGTGCAAATTCTTTTGCTATGGGAAATGATAAATTTATTTCATGTTGTTGGTTTTCATTTAACGTAACAGTATTGCTACCTATAAGGATTTCCTTTTCAATGCCATCCTGCAAATAAATAAAAGATACACGAAAAACGTACTCGCCTGCCGGAAGATAATCCCGAGGAAATGAAGGCTGACCAGGCATAGGCATATAATAAGTACCAGTACCAAAACTGATACCGTTACCTTTATCAATGATCTTATAAATACTGCCGACTAATGTATCAACTAAATCATTATTGTTGGAGAATTCTCTATGATTACTGTTTAACGTCCCTGTTATGATAGGATCAATAACGTGTTTTTCTTCTGTTACTATATCACTAGGGAAAAAGTCAGTTACAAGTGACCTTGCCGTATCAGATAAATCCCTGCCATTAATATCCTTTACATCAAAAACCAGTTTTTTACGATACGTTAGCGGTATGTTGCGGGTAGATCCGAAAGCATAAATACGTGTTGCGTACGTACTCTGGCTATCACTTCGATCCATCTTGCCAACATTCATTCCAAGTTCGAAATCTACCGGATCACCATTCTCGCAACGACCAAAGTGAATCTCATTTTTAACTACCCACCATTCACATTCAAAAGCTTCTGCCATCTGAGAGAGGGCGTCAATCAGATTTGTGCTGTCATAAGAAATCAACTTCGAAGAAGTATTTACCGAATCGTCTATTGTGCATTCGAATGCTTCGCCTTGATATTTATACCCAAGCACCTCCAGATTCTTAAGAAAAACCTGCATATGTACTTTTAGACTGTCAGTAAGATTCCAACTGGCTTCACGTCCTCCATTTTCAGGAGTAAAGAAAAACATTTTATTCTTCCACTTCCAATAATAAGCATCCAGCCGCAGATTATATTCATAAGCACCCGTTTCTATGTTATAATCCGGCTTATACAAATCTACAAGCTCAAACATGCCAATTTCATGGTCTACATTATCTCCCAGAGAAAAAGGAATAAGCTTATCCAAAGAGAACTTCAAAGTAATATAATCCTCCTTCATCAACAGGAACTTACGCTTGCTCCCTTGATTTATGGGAGTAGAAAAGCGTATATTTCCGGATATGTCTTTAATATCTATCATACTGTTTTCGTTCTATCATTAGGATTCGGTTCATATAGTTTCAGTGAGAACTTTCCAATGCCGCGCATAAACTGGCTGAATTGGCTGCACGATTGATAAATCGTTTTGTACACGACTTTAGGCTGATATTTGGTTTCTATCTCAAGTGCGCCTGTTGCCAGTTCTTCACAAAAGCTATTGTATCTCTCAAAAAACTGTTCCTCACTGGAAGCCGTCAGGTTAATCTGAAGAGTCAGGTTTCTCACATCTACCCTTGGATTGGCGATGACCACCCGTTTTCCATGTTCCAGCCGACTCTCGTTTTCTATAAAAGTTTTGTTGGAGGATGGTGTCATTAGTTCGGATAATGCATTATTATCCATGCTTATGCCCCAAGTAGTGTAGGCATCTTTACCGTTAATGCGCAATTCGTCTTTCATATCATTATATGTTTTTTGTATTTCTATCTATATTATCCAGTTTCTCTCCAAATCCCAGTAGTACTTTTGTATACTTTGCAATATCTTCCAGATGCCCGTTTGACATAACAGCCAAATTCCTCATATCGGTTAGAAGCAGGTTACTATCAGAAGCCGTGGTGCATAATGAAGACAAGCTCCCCAAAACAAACAGCATTGAATTCTTGATTTCCTCATTAGATATCTGCAAAGCAGTAAAACGTCCATTAAGTTCATCTCCTGTATCCTGAGACATCGCAGCAAATCCTTTCTGAGTGGAAGATTGAGAAGACGACTCTTCACCAGAAGACCAACCGAATTGTTGCATTAAAGCATTGCGCTCTTCCAAAGCATCGGAAACAATGCCATTCCAGCTTTCTTGCAAATCTGCATATTCCTTTTCATCAATACCGCCTGATTCATTGGCTTTAGCAAAAGCTTTATACCATTCATTAATTCTAGACTTATAATTGTCAATCAGCATGGAATTAAGAATAGCTTTCTGCATATACTTCTCAAAATTATTGGCAAACTCTTCTGAGGAAGAATCCATATCAGACAATGCATCCAGAAAACTACTAAAGACATCATCAAAAGATACTTGGGTTAACGATTCATTCAGAAGATCTCTCATTTCTTCCGTTTCCTCATTACATGCAATTATTTGCTCTAAATATTCGCGTACATCCCCATCTAATTTTGCCCAAAAAGTAGGAGCATCCCTTTGTAGTGTTGCAAGCTGCTCAGCTGTTAAATCAAATAATCCAGTCATTCTATTCCCAATATCATCGGGATTCATTCCTATTGAATTGGCAAAGTTGTTCCACTCTGCCCATCCTTCATTATTCATACCCTTACGCATTCGTACGCCGATAGAATGAGAGCCTGCTGATGCTCCAGCATTCAAACGCTCCTTGCCAAGTGTTCTTGCTGCATCTGCTTGTTTTTCAATAAGCTCTATTGCTTTCTGAGAGGCTTCTACAGCAGCCTTTCCTGTCAATGTTTCCAATAGTTCTTTCTGCTTGCCAATAATTACATCAAGCACTTTCACATAGCTCTCGTAGTTTTCCTTGGCTGTGTCATAATCAGAATAATCAGCACCAAACATATCTGCTATTTTGGTAGCCACCTGTAATGCCGCGCCAATGATAGCTAAGATAACAGAAGCTTTCTCTACAGTTTGTATAGAAGTGGATGCTGCCTGTGCTGTTCCACTCATTGCCGTCGAAGAACCATTAGCCAACATTACAATACCATCAATCATTTGCAATGTAGATGATGCTATCCCCCCGGCAGCAGATATGATCTCTCCGGCAGTACCTCCTACTGCATCACCAATCTCATTAAATCCACTTTCTACATTTCCTAATGTCTTATATAATTCTTGCCATTCTTTTATACCCCGCTTTTCAGGAGCTGTCTGAGTCTCGTTAGTTTTCTCACTAATTTCATTTTTTAATGAAGATACCTTTGCTCTTTGTCCCGCCAGTTTAGGATCATTGGGACTTAGAAATTCAGATCGCTGGAGCTCCTGCTCTGCTTGAAACAGTAATTTCTGTAACTGTTCCAAACTCATATTTGCTATGCTATTAGTCCACGACTGAAAAGAATCCTCGCGCATAGCAAACTCACTATCAACAGCCTCCAAGGCTCCTTCTTTCTGATAATCATGTTCTGCAAGTGTTTCTTTAGAAGCTCCTGCTTTTCTTAATGCTTCTCTTTCCTGTTCAAATTTCTGTTGTACAGCAAGACGTTTTTCTGTATAACCTTGATATTTTGACAATATTTCTTTATAGTATACTGATATATCATTCCCTTGTCTCGCAACAGTTTGTTTCAATATATTAGCAAATGCACTCTTTTCATTTTCATTCAGAGATACAGTCGATTCATCAAAAGTTTTACCTTCATTCTTTGAATTAGCTTCGAATATAGTTTTTTCCAAATCAATTTTCTTTTGGAGATAATCAGTTTTTAATCTTTTTAGTTCTGCTATTTCTTTTTGATGATTTAACTCCATCTGAGCTAGCTTTTTCTCTTCTCCTTCTTCCATAGCATCAATTTCAGCCTGAGCACTTTTATTCTCTAGATCTTCTATTAAATTTGATCCTTCTAAGTCCTGCCTATTGTGTAAATCTTCCTGCTTTTGTTTATTATCTCCAGAAAAGGAAGCCTGTTTATCATAATCAGCACCAGTCCTAAGCTTATACAGTTCTTTTAACTTATTAAGCGTTTCGTTTGCTTTTTGTAATTCACTATCATCAGCAAGACCGTCTTGTGCTTTTTTTCGTTGATTATTTATATTTTCTTTTACTTTTTCTATCTCAGAAACTAATTTTTTTAACGTCTTAAGACCTTTAATTTCACCGTTATCCGTTTTCTCCGCATTATCAAACAATATACCTGCAACCTCTTCATCGGTGATTCTGAACTTAGATTTATATTCTTCAAGAACAGTTTCAGTAGCCTTAGTTTCCTTACTTATCTCTGAACGCAAGTTAAACACATTGTTCCTA